TCAGATGAAGCGACACCAGATGAGTCTGTAGACAAATCTGAATTAGTAAAAAAATATCATCAGGCGTTATATGATGACAATGCGGAAGAAGCCGCAGAGTTGCTTGTTAAATTAACGAATAGTGGGCGTACTAATGGTGCCACCCTCAATGTCGATCAAGCAGTGCAACATGCCTTTAAAAGGCATTTGGCGCAACAGCAAGTTGAAGATCAAAGAAAGCAAGAATGGGCTTATCATAAATCAAGAGAAGATTCTGTGAATTGGTTTAATGATCAATACCCGGATATTGCTAATGTTCCTGAATTTAGAGCAATTGCGGATAATAAAACTATAGAATTGCAACGCGATAATCCGAGTTGGAATCCTCAGCAAATTATCAGCGAAGCCGCTGAAGCAACGCGCCAGTGGGTGGGGAAAACCTTGCCCAAACAAAAAGAAGACGTTAGGGTGAGACGTAAGAAAAATATTACATCTCAACCTAAATCGGCTAGTGCATCTGCTCAAATTGGAGAAGATGATCCAGAACCGGAAACGATAAAGGACATTATCGAAGAAATGAAGCAGTCACGGCTTAAACACCTTTTATAAACAACTAGAGGAGAAGTAAAATGGCAGGACAAGTATGGTCCGTCAACGCCTCCGGCGGTTATATGTATGCACTGAACCTCAGCCGACAACTGAGAATGGCTGTACAGCCTATCGTTAAGTTTCGGCAGTTCTGTGATGTCAAGGACGCAGCCCATCAGGGTTTGCACCGTGGCGATACATTCCATTGGAACGTTTTTAGTGATGTAGCCACTGAGGGTAGTACCTTAGTGGAAACCAATACCATTCCAGAGACTTCTTTCACTATCTCTCAGGGAACAATGACGATCACCGAGGCAGGTAACTCTGTCCCGTGGACCGGCAAGTTGGATGATCTCTCTGAGCAGCCAGTGGCTGAAATTATCAGGAAGGTATTAAAAACTGATGCCAAGAAAGCATTTGACACCTTAGCCGCAAATCAGTTTGATCTTGCTCCAGTTCGCGTTGCATCAGCATCGTCTACGACAGCAGTGGTTACGACTGAGGCCGGAACAACTGCTACTACTAATAATATAGCATTTGGTAAAGGTCATGTCAAAGCAATTGTAGATGTCATGAAAGAGCGCAATATTCCAGCATATACTGGAGATGATTATTACGCGATTGGTTGGCCTACAACTTTCCGAACATTGAAAAATGATCTAGAAGATATCAAGCAATATATCGACCAAGGTTTTCGCATGATTATGAACGGAGAAATCGGTCGTTATGACGGTGTTCGTTTTATCGAGCAAACCTATCGTGCAAAAGGCGGCGGTTCCAGTGGTATGGGTACTCCTGCTGGCACATGGACGAATGCTAAGTCTGACTGGATTGTGTTCTTTGGAGAAGATACTGTTGCCGAAGCTGTTGCTGTACCTGAAGAGATTCGAGGAAAAATCCCCGGAGACTTCGGGAGGGACCGTGGAATAGCATGGTATTATCTTGGTGGCTTTGGTATTGTTCACCCAACCGCAGCAGGAGCAGCCCAAGCACGTATCGTGATGTGGGACTCGGCAGCTTAAAGGAGATATATTATGAGTTATTCAAATCCAGATACGGTAACGTATTTTGCCCCTGTTGTACAGGATTTTGGGGCTGGTGTTGGAGCCGCTTGGAGTTTCAAGGGGCCAACGGGCAAGAAAGGAACCATCTTTGATGTGGGCGTTCGTGTAACTGAAGATTTTTCTGATGATACAGCTCCTACCGCAGCCGTTCAAGTTGGTAGCAGCTCAACAGCAGCCGCATACGCAAAGTTGCAAATTGCTGATGGCACCGCTAATACTGACACTTTCAACATTCAAGATGATCCAGACTGTCTTATTGCAGACCCTAACACTGACAATCCGGCTTTAAGTGGTGCGGGAGCACTGCCAGCGGATACACAGGTGGAAGTTTCTTATATAGCATCTAGTGATTCTGGGACTACCGCTGGTATAGGGTATCCATATGTTAGTGTTGAATGGTATTAAGGAGGTCTATTATGGCTAAAGATACTGCAAGTGGTAAAATCCCAGCAAACGGTTTGTCTTCAAAGGAAGATGTAGCAAAAGAGACGCTTGCGTCTTTGGCGCTTGCTTCTCATGGCCCAAATCAATTGCCAATGGGCGTTGTACACAAGAAAATCTCGACGGATCGTGGTTCGTTTAGTTTTGGTTAGTATTGTGTTTTATTAGGAGAAGAAGATGTGGGACTGTATGTTACTGTCGGAGAGAATACCCCCTCCTTATGAGATTCATACGGTTCCCTCTTCAAAACTTGGGGAACGGGTGTTGAGCCGCGACTCACCCCGTTCTTCATTTCCTTTTGGAGGAATTTTATAAATGTTAGATTCTACAAGAATTAATGTTTTAACTGCTTATATTGATGGAAGACCACATTCAAAGAGTGGAGTAGATGCGTATGGTCATGATAATCCTGCTGGTCGAGGATTTTATACAATGGCTGAGATGTCTGACGAGCGCAGCAAAGAGTTCATGAGAGCACAGAAGAGTTCTGTTAATATGAAACGGGTTGAAGGGGAGATGGTTGGTTCTTGGAATCTTGACTTTTAACCCTAGAATTCTTGAAGTCCCTTCCAAAGAGATAGAGGATTATACTCTAGAAGACTTTGGAGGGGTTCGTTCTGAAAAAACAGTTTGTATTGTGAGGTATGGCGCTTTTGGAGATATGCTTATTATCTCCTCTATTCTCCCTCTTTTAAAATCTGAGGGGTATAGGATTTGCATTAATGCAAGTGAGAGGGGCCGGGATATCATCAAAAGCGATCCTCACGTTGATGAAATTATATTTCAGAAAACAGATGCAGTTCCTAATAATCGGTTAACTGAATATTGGGAAAAAATGGCTAAGTGTTTTGACAGGTTTATTCAATTGTCTGAGTCTATAGAAAAGTCCTTATTGTTGATGCCTAAAAGATGGGGCAAAATAAAAGGGCATAATGTTATTCTTGGCGCAAGTGAACATTACGATAAGAGTAAGGAATTCATTCACAACCTTTGTGATAAGAATTATCTTGAAATAACTCATGATATTGCGGGAGTTCCTTATGAATTTAATTCTAAATTTTATCCGTATAAGTCTGAAAAGAAATGGGCTTCAAAACAGCGGCAAAAGATAAAATCTAAGAATATTGTTCTTTGGTCTTTGTCAGGCTCTTCAGTCCATAAGGTATATCCTTGGACGGATATTGTTATGGAAGAAATTTTAAAAGAGCGAGACGATGTTTCTTTTGTTACTGTTGGAGACGATCTTTGTCAACTGCTTGAGAGGGGTTGGGAAAAGGAAAAGAAGATTATAACAAAGTCTGGTAAATGGTCTATACGAAAAACACTTACTTTTCTTGATAAATGTCAAGTTATAGTTGGGCCAGAAACTGGAGTTATGAATGCTGCTTCTATGATGGATGTTCATAAATGCGTTATGTTATCTCATTCTTCTCAAGAAAATATTTCTAAGCACTGGAAAAATACAATAGCGTTTGAGCCAAGTGTGGAAGATTGCCCATGTTTCCCTTGTCATAAAATGCATTTTGGGTTTAATACTTGTAACAGGGATGAAGAAACAGGAGGAGCAATGTGTGCGGTAAAAACCAGACCAGAACCATTAATTGAAGATATTCTGAGAAATCTTATATGAGTACATTTCTTGAATTATGTAAAGATATGGCTAGAGATGTGGGCATCCCCGGAAGCGGCCCTTCTAGTGTAACGTCAACTGCTTTGTCTGAGGAAGAAAATGCTGTTATTCGCTATGTAAAGAAAGCGGATGTTGATATACAGAGCAGGTGGTTTGATTGGGATTTCCTTTGGTCTGAAGCGAGTATATCTACTATTAGTGGAACATCGACTTTAACGTCAACCAATACAGGGTTTCCCTCCGCTTTAGGAAATTGGAAGGTGGATTCTTTTGTTTGGGAAAAAGCTACTGATGATTATCTAGTATTAGATCATATGTTCTGGAATGAATATAGAGATACATATAAGTATGGGACTGTTGATTCTAATGATCCTGAAGTGTATTCAATAAAGCCAGATAATAACATTGATTTGTATCCAACTCCCGATTCCATAAAAACGGTTTCCGTTGAGTATTGGCAAACTCCAACAGAGATGTCGGTAGATGCTTCAGAGTCTCCTATTCCAACAAGGTTTCATAAGATAATTATTGCTAGAGCAAAGATTTATTATGCTGAGAATGAAGACGCCCCAGAA